GGTCTACCCATACATCTGCATCATCGGGAGGATTATCGCCTACGTATACTGTTGAGCCAGCTTGTGCTTTTATCATCGTGTCATAGAAAGCTCCTGTTTCACTATCCCAAGCAAACCAATTACCATTAAGACCGATATACGATGTCTTACCGACTGCTTCTACCGCTTTGTCACTAGCTGATTTAGCCTTTCCCATCGCCTCTAATGAAGCTTGCATATATTCGTGAACGTTTAGTTCGCTAGCTTTGGCTTCTCCTGCTGAAACGATTGCATTTCTTTCCGCTCTAGTCGCATCTTTAATTGTGTCGATAATACCGTCAATCTGTTCCTGAAACTGTTCCCATATCTCAGGCATCGGGTCTGTCGGCTCTCCTGCGTTATCTGTGTCGGGAGAGTCTTTGACATAAAGCTTGTCCTCTACGCTTCTTTTCCTTTTTCCGTCTGAGTACCCATCTATAATGAAGGTAATCTCTCCTGCAAGGGTTAGTGCTTCTTTAGGGATAGGTGTAAGGTATGTCAATGTATCTTTTGTAATATCTTCTATCAAGTCGACTGTTTCAACTCTTTTGACAGGATTCTTACCTTGTGCATCAAAGAAGGTTACTGTCTTTGCGTAGGGCTTCCATCCTTCATCAAAGGTAATTCTGAGTATGGTTACGTTAGCTTCGCCTCTGACACCAGCATTTTTACTGTCCTTGCTAACGTGATTACCGCCGACTTTAACATTTATAATTCCATCCATCTAACCACTCCTTTCTTACTCGCTCGTTAGTTGAGCTTTTATTTCGTCTAGCTGTGCTTGTAGGCTCCCTACCATTGCATAGAGTGCTGAGAAATCACCCACACCGCATAATCTTTCGTTTCCGTTTGATGTACCGATATACAAGGCTTTCTCATCTGAGCAATATCCCATCTCGCTACCAAGCTCTTTGTTATATCGAAGTGTAGGCATTTTCTCTCTGTCGCCCTTTGCACCGCTTCTTATATAAATTGCATCATCCATATAAATGCTCCTTAATACGAAAATAGGGGAAACCGATTAAAGTTCCCCCTATGCCGTGTCATAGAATTTTTAATTTCGCGGAGTATTTAGTTAAAACTTCGCATTTGCAAATTCTGCCTGCTTCTTCTCCATAAGCATATTTGTTTCAAAGTCCTGTGCAAGAGATTTCTCAAGTACATCAGCGAACTTACGTTTAATCATCACTTCAATGCCTCGCTGAATTTGACAAGTCTCGCCGTTTACACCAACAAACACATCATCTTTGTACTTGTTGTTGTCTTTGAACAGCCTAACGGGAACAAGCTCATTCCAATATGCCTCACGTTCTGCGTTAGCCTTCTTCTGCTCTTCTGTAAGCTCACCACTAGCGGAAGCCTTTGCTTCAGCTAAGATTTTTTCAGCTTCCTCTTTAGCCTTTTTGGCTTCTGCAAGCATTTCTTCTACTTGCTTCTGAACTTCCGCAAGGTTAATGGAATCTTTCTTGTCGTTTGCCATTGTTAGTTACTCCTTTCATACTCCGCTTAATACGAAGTTTAGTTAGCTATTGCTTTATCGCTGAATGTAGACTTAGACTCGATACGAACCATATAGTTTTCTACAAGTCTTTCAGCAGTCTTTGTAGCCTTCCAACCAGCAGTAGCTCTCTGATTAAGAGCATCGGCTGTACCAGCACTACCAAGCTGTTTAACGATATGCTCAAGACCGCCGCCTGTAATCTCGGTTACGCCGTAAGCATTGTCACCAAGAATAAGTGTTGAGTAAACTCCACCTTCAAAAATCTTAGCTTCGGTTGTTTCAACGAAACGTGTGCCGAAGAGCTTACCGATTTCACCTTCGTACATATCGTCAGGGTCGGAATATGTCTTAACATCTTTCCAAAGAGGATCGTTTGTAAGGTCGTAAGCAATATCGGGATGGATGATTGCTACCCAAGAGCCACTAATCTGCTCTGCGTTCTGAGTCTTAAGCATACGTACTGCTTTCTTAATATCTTCAACTGTGAGAAGAGATGAAGCATCAAGGTCGCTTCTACCGCTCTTGCCACCAGCAAAGATAACATTTGTACCGCCGTTAAGCACTTCTCTTGTAATAGTGTCAAGTGTAGCACCAGCCTGAGCACCGAGAAGCTTTGTAGCTTGTACAAGGTTGTTATCGATAGCTGTAAGAAGAAGCATATCGGAAAGAGTGATATATCCACCGTACTGAGCAACTGTTGCTTCGATGGTTGACATATTAAGGCTCTGTCCGTCAGGAGTAACGCCTTCCTGAAGAGGTGTAGTCAACTTAGGAAGCGGACTATACTTACGGAACTCGATAGTCTTACCGCCATTCTTGGGAATGGGATGCTTCTGACCGAACTGGTCGTGTACCAGCTTGGGCTGTGCGTTATCAATAAGATAATCGCTGTAGTAGGTTTTCATATCATCTGTAAGTCCTGCAGATGAAGTCAGGTTAGTGTTGAGTTCAGCAAAAAGCTGAAGGTTGTACTTAATTTTTTCCATTATGTTTTTCTCCCTTCTAAATTCGGGGAGCATTAAAATACGATTTTTTCTCCCCGTTGTACTCTTCGTGCGATCTCTGCACGTTCTTTACGTGTAAGAGATGACACATCATTTTTTACGATGACAGCACTTTTAGAAGATGTACCATTCTCGGAAGGTCGGGAAGCCTTTTGTTTGATTCTTGCCTGTGCCTGTGCATCCGCAGTCTGTGCGGCTACTCTTGCGGCATTCTGTGTAAGCTCATCGAAATGAAGCACTTTGTATGCGTGTTCTACTGTATTACCGCTTTTCAATAGCTTAATGAACTCAGGGTTTTGTACTTCCGTCTTAAAATCAAAGGAAGGATAAAGCTCTTTTACCTTATCTGCACTCCTGTACCATTCATCAAGCTGTTGCTGGAACTGTTGCTGACCGATTTGTCTTTGGCGTATAGCTCTAAGCTCCTCGTTCTCTCGCTCAAGTTTCTGCATTGCGTGATACTGTTCTACCGTCATACCGTGTTCTTCGGCTACCGCTTCCCAATACTCGGTATCTTCTGTAAGGGCAGTTTTAAGCTGTGCAACATCATCTGTGCCATATTTGCCTCTAAGCATATCTGCAAGCTCTTTGTATGATGCAAGCTCTGCTTCCATACCCTTTACTTCCTTGAAACGTCTGTTGAAAGACTCCTGATACCTTTTTTGGTCGATGTCTTTATACTCTTTGATAAAGTCATCGTAAGCCTTCTGACGTTCTTCAAGTGTGTTTGATGTAGTTGATACATCTGTTTTTCCTGCACCCGTAGGATTGCCTTCGGTGTCAAGGCTTGTAGCTCCGTCTGAGGTTGTACCTTCCTGCTTGCCGAATACTACGTTATCAAATTCACCCGCTTTTGAACGGCGGCTGCTTCCGTTCGCTTTAATGTCAGCCTTTGGTGCGCTCTCAGTAGCTGCTGCAGAGCCTTCTGCTCCGCCTGTTGCTCCGCCGTCATTGAACAACTGCAAGTCTACTTTGAACAAGTTTTTTAATACTTTAGGCATAATAATGCCCCCTTTCTCATCGTCTGTTCCGAAGAGTCAATCGGCTATTCCGATAATATCTATGTGAACGTGGTCTGGATAGCTGTCCGCTATCTGTAACAGACCAATGCTTGTCATATAAAATACTGCGGCGATATCCTCACCGCCATCACAGGAGATTGTAACGTCCCCCGCTTTCGCATCTACGGTTATGTTGCTTGCCTTGTAATGGTTAACCTCAATCCAGCCTATAAGTGCTTGAACTAATGATGATACACCGGCACAAACAATGTCCTTGCCGTATTCGCCGTAATTGGCGTGTCCTGATACGTTCAAAGTATGTGTGCTTTCATCTGCTGTGTATTTCGCCCTAACCATTATTCATATCGGGTTTGGCTCTGCTGGCCAACCTCTCACCATAGTTTGTCATTGTTTCGGTCTGTGAGTTCTTCTGTGTCTGTCCCATACCGCCACTACTCTGAACATTTGGATTAGTAGGCAATGCCATTCCTGAGGGTGTATCTACACCTACTGCACTCTTAATCAACGCCAGCTCCTGCATAAGCTGATTAATGGTATTCATAAGGGTTTGTCCCTGCTGTACCTTCTCTTTAACGACTTCAATGCCGTCAGAGTCCATAAGCTCTAAGGCTGTCCTAGACTGTTCTGCCACCTGAGGATTGAAAAATC